CTTCGGCAGGCACTAGCTGGTGAATTGTGGGATGCGTGTGAGCTTGATAAAGCTCCAGAATGGCAGCAGGAGACGGAGGTCCAGCAGTGGAATAAGTTGGGCTCTTCATCGCTGTGTGACCGTTACGACTTGAGAGGGTCTGACGGAACTCCATCAGCGGAGGAGAAGTTCGAGAAGTTCTTTCTGCCCAGGACAACTCGTGTTAGTTCGCGAGCTCTCGAGCTTGCTGCCGAGAAGGTGAAGAAGTTGTTGTTACCGAGTACTGGTCGGGGCTTACGTTCTTGGTCACTCGAGGACGCAGTCGCGATCACGAAGGATGACACCAGCTTTGGTTACCCAAAGTGTAATTCGGACCCAGCGAACGTTTACTATTACTATCTGGAAGCAGATAGGATTAAGGAACGTGGGTACCCCATGGCTGATGCTTCGCTCTATCCCTGTGTGGGAACGACACGAACTCAGTCGTCGGGATATCGGCGCATGCCCAAAAGGCGTGTGTTGATGATGTACTGTAAATCGCTGGTGTATCTGGAGAACATGACGAGAAAGCCGGCGTTTGACGCGTTTCGAACTCTTCCCGAGTTCGTGGCGTGGAACGGTCAGAAGGCCGTTGACGTGGCGATTACGCGGTTGTTAGACCGCAATCCGGGCGAAATCCTATCTGCAGATTTTACGGATTTCGATGTTTCAGTGCCTCCTCAGGTCCTTAACTGGGCCTTTAAGGTGCTGGCAGCCTGTTTCGTCAGTGGTGACCAAGACCTCATTCGTTTCACTGCAGAAGCGTTTATGAGGACCGGGGTGTTTCTTCCTGCTACTCCACGATGTCCAGAAGGCATTCGTTGGGGTGAAGAAAGGACAGGAGGAGTGCCCTCAGGTAGTGGTAACACTAACCTGATCGACACTATCGTGAACATGATCGTTTTCCATTATGGGGCCATCGTGACTGGTGGGTCCGTTGAGCAAATCTTTGCAAATGGGGACGATGCCGTGGTGGTCCTGAAAGGGACCAATGCCGCGAGTGTGAGCGAAGCGTTGGGGGAACAGCTGGGTATGATCATCAAGATGGATCCCAGTAAGAACCTCGTTTCGAAGAATCATGTGAAGTTCCTTCAAATGGATCATCACAGTACGGTTCGGGATACGAGAGGTTTACACTGTGGAATTCGGCCGGTCGAACGTGCCCTCATTAAGATGACGGGACATGAACGACGTCTGGCCCGCAAACATCTTGGTACCCGTGATGCCCTTCCAGTTCGCTGGTCTGGGGCGTTCAACACCTTTCGCTGGATCCAGCAATTAGAACCGTGTTCGACCCATCAAGGGTTTGAGGGCGCGGTTAGCTGGTATGTCGGGCACGATAGATTCGTTGGTGATATCATCGAAGCAATTCGTTGCGGTGATCGTATCGTCGACGATGCATGTGCCTACTTATCGGGCGAAGACGGGGGCGAAGTCTCCGTCAAGAGTTTCCGCAATTCGGTGGTTGTGGCGAAAGCTTGCGAGCTTTTCGGTGTGCCATCTCCTTGCACTACGTCGTGAGACGCGTGTACTCGTTGTGGTACAACTAATGTTTGGTTGTATCGTGTTCCCTTCAACTAGTCTCGGTATTTCGAGACGTTATTTCGGAGGTTGTATGTCGCGTTCTAAAGCGGCTCGTCGTAGGCGCGCAAACGGTGGGGGGCAGGTTGTCCCTTATGGTCGGATGCGGCCGAATATCACAAACTGGATCGTCGGACCATCTCTGGTGAGCTCTGCTGGGGCTCTTGTGTCTGGGTCTAGCTGGATGCTAGCTGGCAATGCGATCACGCTTGCTTCTGGTACTCCGGTCACGATTCAAGGGGCAGCGATTGTCGCTGCCCCGAACACATCTACCCCTACCATCGGTCGCATGCGGATCGATGAGGTTCATG